GTTCATCATTCAGCATATAAGCATTTGCAGATGTGTCATAGATACATCCTTCATATGCTGACATAAGGATATAATCAACTTCATTTCCATTCTTATCATAGAATGCAGGGTGTACCTTGAACCCCTCATGATGTGTTTCAGATACATAATAATTTGCTTTTCTTAAATGATAGCCATAGCCTGTTTCCTGTTTATCAATCTGAATGGGTGTTACACGATAATAAAATTTAGGCTGATAAACCATAACCTGTCCATTTGAGCCATCTTCTACATATCCATCATCGCCATAGAACGCATTGATTGTACCATCATCTGCAACATTGCATCTTCTACGGCCACCGAACATCTCGAACTTGTCAAAATCAGCACCTGGTTGTAGTCCTTTAGCCATTCCCAATCGTGTAAATTCATTATTTACTAAATCAACCTGCAATCCAACAATATCATCGATTCCCGGAAATCCCAATAATTCAGCAATAGACACTGTATTTTTGGAAATATTCGCATTTGCATCAACGATATTTCTTGTATTTGAATTAATGAGGTTGGTTAACGAAGCCAATCTTTCATCAACATTCTGTGTTGGGTCAAATACATAACTTCCTGTATCATCTAGCCCATTGACTAGGCTTTCTAAATCGGTTCTAGTCTGCACATCGGAATCATCATCATACGTTAGCTGTTTAAAAACGTCCAGACTCTTTTTAGCCACATTCACAAGTCCATGAGTTACTGCTCCGATTGTATTAATCTGTCCGCTTGCGATGGTCTGAAAATCCTGTCCAACAGCGTAAACCTGTGTTACTTCAATTATTGACAATCCATCAATCTTCACATGATAGAGTGCCATCTGATTGGTAGATGCACTTCCGTCTACTGTGTCACCCACAATAAGTTGTGGCACATTGGCTTCTTCCTGTTGTGTCTCTGAACCTTTGACAACCACTAGATTGGCTTCTTCAATGTTCGTTTCATCGTCTTTTGTATATTCGATAGCGATAACATCGATACGTCTATATCCTGTATGTCCATTGTCAATGTTCAAATCAACATAATTGCCTTTGTCCATTTTGATGTAACGTCCTTGCATTAATGCTTCGCCATCATACACACGAATAATGTTGTTAGAAATAACATCATATGAGAATGCATTATTTCTATCCAAGACAACAGAATTGCCACCATAAATGGCTTGCATAAGAGATGCATCATCTGTTGATTTAACATGAGGTTCTCCTGCATGACCTGTAACCAAATGTAAATTTGCCATTAATTTGTTCCTCCTACTTCATAATCAATGTTAATCTTTCCATTAATGATTTTAATGATTTTCTTGGTGATAGGTTGCCATACGCTAATGCCTGTAACATTTTCTTTCGCTCCTACAATATCACCAATATCATAATCATAGCTATCATCTAACTTTATATCTATTTTATCACAATTATAGTATTCCTGCATTTTCTTCAAACCATTGTCAACAAGAACTGCATAATGGTCCTCACACAGCTCAAAAGAATTGTCCAGCTGATAGTTAGGTGGTACTTCTACGCTTACATCTTCATAATATGTATTGGCTGTCCAATTTGGTGCAGTCTCTCGCTGTCCTGTCCTTGTGTAGAAATGATTTCTAATCCATTTAGGTGCCCTATAATATGTATATTTAGTGTAGTAATACTTTGCTTTCCATGATGGTACACTGCCATCAACCTTTTGTCCTTTTGATTTTACTTTCTGCCAGAAATAATTGCTTAATTTTGGCACAGGTTTCTTCTTTTTTGGGTGTTTCTTGTTGTATGCCTTGATTTTTTCAATCTTCTTCTTGTAGCTGTTAATGTTATTTTCTACTGTGCTTTCAGCATAAGTCTTACCTTTGTACTTGTAAATCTGTGGCATTGAATTCGACTCATACTGCGATTTCTTGTTTTTGTGGTAATAAGATGTAAAGTTTGTTCCCCAATCGGTAGGTTTCATGGTCTGCACTCTATACACATCATAGGAGATGCCATCGACATTTCGCCACTGCCAGCTTGTACCATCATTATAATGATAAAAATAGTCTCCATAATTGGACCCCCAATTATTGGGCTGTCTTGATTGTATTGTGTAAATATCTTCCATTTGTGCCATTACACTTTGACCATTGGAAGTGTAATACTTTGTATATCCTCTTTCCCAATTGGTAGGCTTGCTGGTCAACAACTGTAATTGTGTTCCCTTATCGGTTTTATATGCCGTGTATTTTTCGCTTTCTTCACCTGTTTCTTCATTTGTTTCGATTTCCATATAATAATAATTGCTATAATTATATGACCAATCTCTCGGCTGTGATTCCAATTTAACATAATTCTTTGTTATCTGTGCATTTGAATTGTCGTAAACTTCCGACACTTCATCTACACCGAACATTATCTTGTTGCTTTCATCTAAGATATAGTCACTATCTCTAACAGGTTCATCTGTATATCTATATGGCTGTACTCCACCATTTTCATCAGCAAACAGATGAATTACATAGCGTTCATTCAAATCACCCTGCCCCAAGCAAATCAGATGATTTATAGGGCGTGTATCTTTTTCTACGCTAAAACTCAACTGTGAGCTATCCCATTCTTCATTCAAAGAATAATCAATAACATTCTCAATAACAATCTTGACTTTGTACCCATCATACAGAAGTCGCATCTTTTGTGGATTGGAACCACTTAAAAGCATCTTCCTTAAACCTGTATAAACATCTGTGTAACGCTCAAATTGATAATTGATTTTAACTACATTATCAATATCATTATCCAATACTACTTCAAATAAATCATCAAGTCCAAGGTATTCAATGACTTCTTTAACAGCCAAGCGTGAATCATCATTAACGACTGTATAATAATCATATCCAGCTTCTGGCTGTATGATTTTATGTGCTAAAATTCCATGCCATGTACGACCTTTATATACAATCTCTTTAGCATTCAAAGAGACATTTTTCTTGTCAATGATACCTCCATATTCAGTATTGGGAATATATACATACCATTGGTAATCCAATTTGTAATCATCATTTAATTGTACAGTCAATTCAAAATCATTTTCATCTCTGCCATAAGCCAAATCATAATCATATCTTGTGATTACACCTAATTCTTCACGATGTTCATTTGCATAAATTAAATCCATTTCGGCTCACTTCTTTCATCGAAAATAATTACATCAAAATCTGTACAATTATCCCACTCGATGGCATTTTTGCCTTTTGGAATAGGCTCAAAGATATAATGGTCACGGTTTCTATAATTGAATTTTGTTTCAACTTCGCCATTTACCTTATGCAGTAATACTTTCTTGTCTTTTGAATTGATTTCTAAATATTCATCATATTCAATAGGACAATCTACTTCATAAATATTGTTGCCGATTGTTATTCTAGGATTGTCACAGATACCATAGATATTTATCTTGAACTTTGCTCCTCGTGATGTATCAACATTGATTGATGCAGATTCTGACTGCACATAATCATACTGATAATTGTAAGGGTAATCCAATCCACTTTTCTCACTTGAACCAGAAGAATTGCTGATTGTCAAAAGCTCTTCCTTAATCCATTCATTTGTATCACTGACAACACCTACATTTAAAAGCAATATCTTCTTACTTTTGAAATACTTGCTTTTGTCTGATTTATAGATAAAACAATCCAAATAATAATCCCCTACATAAATCTTGCCATTTTGATTGCTGTACACATCATTATCAAAGATTTCATAGATACGGTTCTTTTTTGCATTTGCGATTTCTTCTGTCTCTCCATAAATCAGAATAGAAAACTGTTTCTGGGTAACTTTCTTGTTAAAACCTGTAATCTTCTCATTTTTGGTGTCATAATTCCATTCATAATCAACCAAATCAGAAGTGGAAAGGTATATGTAGTCCTTTCCTGTTTCGATAGTATCACCTGTTGATGATACATATTTAAAATTGAATTTATTCATACATATACCACTCCTTAAACTCGTCTTACGACTCTTGCAAACTCTCTATTATCAACTTCAATCTTTAATTCTTTCACAATTCCTAGCACCATATTTCTAACCAAGATAGTAAATCTATCATAATCAAAATTATTGCCATGATTTTCCACTACATCTTTAATATCACGCATTAAATTATTTCTACCATACATGATTTCATCTCCTGCTTCGCCAGCTCCAAACAATGTAGCGCCACTGAACATGTAAGGTGTATTCATTGCCTTTTTATACCATTTAATACTGAAAGATGGTAGCGAACCTTTCCCCATGATTCCGAATGGTGGTTTACCACCAGATACCGAAATATGAGGTAATTTAAGTGACGGCAATGACCAATGGAAATTGAAAGCACCTTTAATTTTGCCTACAACACCACTGATAACACTCCATGCAGTTTGGAAAGGCTTAACAAGAATGCTCTTTAATGCTCCAAAAATAGTTGTAGCGACCGATTTAATACCATTGAAGCCACTCTTAACGCCACTAGATAACGCCTTTACAACAGTCAATACAACGGTTTTGATGCCGTTCCATACTGTCGAAGCAACGGACTTGATAGCGTTGAAAATAGTTGTAACAACAGTTTTTACAACGGTGAAATATGTACGAACTACGGTAGAAATAACAGTAACAACCACTGTGATAGCAACCTTGATTGCAGTCCATACAACGGTAGCAACTGTCTTAATTGCATTAAAGATTGTAGTCACGGTTACTTTGATACCATTGAAAACTGCTTTGACAACAGGTGCGATAGCATGTACTACAGTTGTAATAGCTGTCTTGATGCCATTCCAAATAGAAATTACAGCACTTCTGAAACCTTTATTGGTATTCCACAAATACATGACAACACCAACCAATGCCCCGATAATACCGATAATAACGGTTACAGGACCACCTAAAAGACCAATGACAGCACCAATGCCACCAATAACGGTGCTAACACCAGAAAACGCACCCATGATAGCTGTACCGATACCCATAATAGTACCGACTACACCTGTAATGATAGGCAATACAACACCAACTGCAACAGCGATACCACCAATGGCACTAGCAATAATGCTAAAAATTGTAGAATGCTGTGAAATAAAATTAAAGATTCCCTCAATAACAGGCTTTACTGCATTAATAACTCCCATGACGGTAGAGCTTAATGTATTGAACGCACTAGAAATTGTAGGTCCCACAGCTTGGCTTATTTTATCAACAGCAGGCAATACATTATTGGTAATAAATTCCATCACCTTTGCACCTAGCTGATACGCATTGGCGATGGCTGGCTGTAATTTAGCCCCAATCTGTTCCTTTAAATCACCAATCTTATTCTTTGCCTGTTGGATTTTACCAGCATCTGTCTTTGCAAATGCTTCATTCATGTTACCAACATTTTTTGTAATAATCTGGGCTAATGTAGATGCTCTCTGCTGTTCTGTACCTGTCTTTAAGAGCTTTTCTTCATGTGCATCAAACGTGATACCTACACGCTTCAAGGCACTTGTCTGCCCCTGTAAGACTTTTCCAAACATGTTCCCATAATTGACCATATCACCTGTTGTGACGTTTACACCTTTCTGCTGTACAGCTAGGTTATTTAATGCTGGCATCAATGTTTTTACTGATTTCTCACTTTTCAAGAATGTAGCAACCTGTTGGGCACCTGCCAACTGCACTTCATCACCAACAACACCAATCTTCTGCAACTGACTTGCGTAGTCTTTTACAGACTGAATACCCTTATCAGTGGCACCCATTCTCTGTTTCATGACAACTTCTAATTTCTTTTCCTGTTCTGCCTGTACACCATAAGCATCTAGACATTCTTTGCCAAAAGAAATGATTTTAGCAACAGAAAATGCAACTGCAATAACAGAACCGATTTTTTTAAAAGAGTTAGCCATTCCACTGCTTGAGGTTTCTGCATTGCTTTTTGCAGTGCTTAAACCATTATCAAATTCCTTTGTGTTTAACTTTAAAGAAGCCCATACGTCAAAAGCATTCATTAAATCACCTCAATTCCTGTCTTTTTGCTAAATTCTGCTACTAATTCTTCGGCAGTCTTTTCTTCTTTTGGCTCATCATTGATTACATCATAATATCTCTTTACTTGTTTTACGCTATCGCCAACTAATGACCCTAAAATAGCCAATAGCATATCGCAAGTGTAAGAACGATATGCTATCTCTTTTTCATGCTCTGATACTTTATACAGAACATATTTTATGAATTGCTTTGGCTTTCCAAGTCGTGCAACGCTGTAATATTCTGCTCGATAGACTGCACAGGAGCGCTTGTCATTAGCGACTGATAAAAATCTGTGAAGATTTCATCATTAGAAAGCGCTGTAATATCATCAATGATTGATTTAAACGTGTAATGATAATCTTTGACTTCTACACCATTTAGTGTAGCCAAGATATAAACAATGTTTTCACGATGCTTTTTGATGATAAGACGGATAACACCAAACTTGCCTTTTTCATCATAGGTCTTTGACATTTCTTTATCAGACATGATTTCATTAACAGGGTCCAAAATCCTGTCTAACAAATCAAAACATTCATTGTCCTTATATTCTGATAATGGTTTCATGACTATTCACCACCTGTCTTAAGATAAACTTCATATGGAACTTCTTCTGGATTCTCGATTGAATAATGTGCAGTATATTCATAATCAAATGTTGCTTTCTTCTTATCATCAGATTTAACTTTAAAACCACCTGTTGATAAGGCATTTTTAACCTTGATAGCTAAGAAGCCTGCATTTGCTCCTGTGTTCTTATCTGAATAATCACCAATCCACCATAATGTTTTGAAATTGTTTGCTGATAGTTCTGTTTTAGGCACAATATGTGTTACACCAGCTTCAACAGTAGATGTTGTACTTACCATCAAACTGTTTAAAAGGTTAGCATTAACAGTAACCATCGAACCACTGATATTTACTTCTTCATCATCAATTTGTTTCAATTCCATAGTATTTTTAGGGCAGTTATCAATATCATCTCCCAAATCGCTAAAATTAGGCTTTGCTTCAAATGTGTTTCCACCAGATGTTGCACCAACAATATCTTCATTTCTGATACTTCCTGTCGCTGGGTCAAATGCAGTACATAGAACACCAGCATTCATGACTAACTCTTTAAATGTATCGGTAGGAATAACTGAATATTTCTTCATTTAATCTTCTCCTTTAATCTGTAAATTCTACTACTATATTTATAATTGCTTTCTTAATGGCATCATTTTCTTCCGTCATTAGCTGTACAGCAGGCGATGACAGATTAACAATCATTATTCCATCTCTATATGGTACAGTCGTACCTCCTCTTTTTAAAACATCAACAATAAACTGTTGCTTTTCAACCAATGGTCCTATACCTGTGAGCGATACATTGTAATGTACCTGTCCTGTCATATAACATAATTGGTCAAATAAGCCCAAAACAACATCATAGGTAATATAAGGCACACCTTTCTTTAAAAGGTCGCTACGAGCCTTTTCTGGCACATTTATTGATGGATATGCATTGATACCGAAAGCACTCCAAAATGTCTGTAAAGCACTGACTTTATCAACAATAATTTCTGATACAGGTTCTTTTAAATCATAATCATAATTTAAATCATAATCACTCATTAACAGGTATGCTCCATTCTTCTAATGTAGTGGCTCGCATATCCAATTTAGAAATCTTTGGTGGCGTTGTATCATCGCTATTGCCTGTGACTCTGAATATCTTGCCATCACGATTTCTTTTAATTACATCATGGAAATTAAGAGTGTATCTTTTTCTTGTTGTAAAATTGTAAGTGACTGATAAGCCACTTGCCTGTGCAACAATGTTGCTGATTGCACTTCCTTTTACTGCAACGCCCTCAATCACTGCACCATTGATATATTTGGTAGAAGTACCTCCATATTTATCATTTACAGTGATTCGGTTCATGATAGTAAAAGACTCCATTACTACATCTAACAGACTCATATTTTCTTGTATGCCTTTAACTCACTTTCAAACGCATCTTTCCATGTGTATTTGCCACCATTTGCACCTGTTCTTATTTTATATGTATATCCCTCAAATGATTCTGATTCATAGATATTATCAGTGTTAGAACGATTGGATAGATACCAACCTTGAATTTCCTCTGATAACATAACCAACTGTGGTGGTACATGCATGGTCCATATAGCACCATCAAATATTTCATCTTTTAAACTACTTGTAGGGAATCTATAAACTCCATCATTAAACATACTTCCTATGATTCTAAAATACTGTCCTTGTTTGATTTCAAAAGAGGGCACAACTGCCCCATTTTCAATTTTAAATGTATCTAAATGAATATCGGTTCTATCATTAATGAACCAATTATGTAGATACTGACAAATCTCGGTAAGCACTTTGTACCCTCCTTTTTATAGACTATTCAATTTTTCTAAAAGTGTGGCTTTATTCATTGACTGTTTAACATTCAATCCCTTTTCTTTGGCAATCTCCATCAACTGTACTTTATTCAAATTACTTAAATCTTTCTTAGGTTCTAGATTTGGTTCTAGATTTGGTTCTAGATTAGGTTTCAATTTAGGTTCTTCAACTAGTTTAATCAGTGGTTTTCCCTGTCGGTTGTTAGCACTTGATAATTCTTTGATACGGCTTTCGGTGACGTTCAGCCCCTTGCGAGGATAAACATCACCAACATTATAAAGCCAATTATCGTCCTGCAAATCAGTAAATAACTTAATTGTTATATACATTAAGCACCTGTAATAGTACCAACAACGATACCACCAAGCTGTTCTGGGAAGAACGCTACACCAGATACAGCAGTAACAAGGTCTGTTAAGTTATCATAATTTGGTTCTTCATGAATACCGATATACCCTGTTTCATCTGTTGTAAAGTTGAAAGCATTTCCTGTATCTGCACCGTTAACTGCAACATAATATAAGATGATGTTATCAGATGCAGTACCATAAATTTTGCCTTTTTCAACTGATGAATTTAATACAACTGTACCTAAGCCTAAGAAGTTTTCGATATAAGATAACCCGAAAGCAGTCTGAATAGTTACATTAGCTGATGCTAAATATTCAGCAATATCTAGAGGATTCATGAAGTAGATGGTATTAACATCATCATCTTCAAATAACACTGCTAATTTTCCCCAGATTCCTGCTAAAACGCTCTGGAAAGTAGTACCAGTTACAGCAGTTGAGCCTGTCTTTAATAAATCAAAGAAATCTTTTCTGATGCCTTTAGCAATGTCTTTTGACATCTGTGCATTAGTATCTAATACAGCTTGATTGAAACCACGTTCTACAATAGTTTCATAAGTTGTACCTTTACGCCATTTCTTGATAGTGATTTCTCCAACAGGTGTCTTAACTGTCTGATATTTAGATAGTGGGATTACTTCACCCTCTGCTACTTCACCATCTTCCAAAGTACCATTTACTTTATAAGTGTATAAAGTAGTGCCAGCCTGCTTTTCAACCTTTCTTGTTAAGGCTAATGCTTCTGTCAATTTCTTTAAAGTTTCTTCAAATGTTAAAACAAATTCCTGTTCACGAACTACTCGTAAATCAGTCTTATTGATTAAATCTGCCATAATTATTCTCCTTTGTTAAATAATTCTGGGTGCTCTGCTAACACTTTGACTCTTTCTCCTCTATCTTTGATTTTATAGAAATCTTCTAGTGTCATGGTAGAGCCACCACCTGCATTTGTTGGAGGTGTAGATGTGTTAGCACCTTTAGTTTCGGTAGCGACGATAAAATCGCTCCATTCAGTCTTGATTGATTCTGTAAGTTTATCAGAATCCTTTAATTTGCCATCATCGGTTAATTCTAGCTTTTCTAAATCAGTGACTCTTAATACTGAGTCAATACGCTTTGCAGAAACGCCAGCATCTTCCAATAACTTCCTGTAAGCATCTGTCTTTGATGCAGTTACTTTAGCATTATTGACCTGCTCTTTGAAATCGTTAAATTCTTTTAACATATCTTCATATTTTGATTTATAAGGGTCCTCGCCATTCTTTGCTACTGATTCCTTTAAATCATCTAATTCTTTTTGAACTTTTTCTAAATTATCACTATCTTCTTTGTAAATAGCGATTTTATTTTTCAAGCCGTTTACAGTCTCGGCATGAGACTCGATAATTTCATCGATTTTGTCCTGCTCAATTCCTAGAGCAGATAAAAATTTGCGAGTTAGTGCCATTCGTTTTATCTCCTTTTCTTCGGTTGCAGTTTCCTTAGCAAAAAAACAACCACACTATAAATAAATTATAGCAAAAAAAGGAAAAAGTGCAATATCTGTAACAATATTGCACAATTTCCCTTAAAGAGATGTTTGATTGATTGAAACCAAAAGCCACAAAAGAAAGCACCGTAGTGTCGTACCTATTCGGTACAATTACATTATAGCATTTTGATGAAGCAATGCAACACTTATTTCATAAAAGATTCTAATTTGTCTTTATATTCGACAAGATGTGTAGCCACCGAGTCTCTTAAGAAGTGTGCCTGTCCAGATGGGTGGCTCTTACTATCGTCAAATTCAACATATTTGCCGTATTCTACATTGGTACCTACATACAACACCTTATCGTCTCCCTCGTCTGTTATTTCGGTTGTGATTGAATTTCTTAGGTTTCCTGTATCAACAGGGCATAGGTTCTTAGCGTTGTTTTCAACCTCATTAGCGACTGCCTGCATACCTTGATTTAATTTGTTGAATATCTCCTGTTTGCAAGCATCGATGTTATCTGTAATTTTAATATCCATCATCGGTTCATTTCCTCCCATTCTTCTTTGGTATAGATATGTCTTAAAATTGTACATCGGCAGTTATAAACTTCTTCTGGCTCTCCTGTTGGGTCAGCAGGACACATCAAGCCATTTGAAAAAGGTTCATCTACCAACACTTCTTCGCCATCTAATTCTAAATGGCTTTCTCTGGTCCTATCATCTGCCGTTGCAACCCATACTTTGGTGCACACTACATCGTTATCTTTATCAATCTTTTGTATTGCATCTAATCGCCCTTTATTTTGGGCGTAGGTAATCATTGTACGGGCATTCCTTACAGCTGATTTCCTGTCCATTGTGCTGATGGTTTGTAATCTTTTAGCCAATTCTTTAGGGTGTTCACCCTTTTTGATTGACTGCAACAGCTGTGAATTGATAGCCTTGATATTCCATCTCACATCTTTATCAATATCCAAATCCTTTACTAAAGGCAGAAAAGATTTATCTGCATTCTTGATAAGATTGTTAATAACATTTTCATCAATCAAATCAAACTTAATGCCACCTATCTTGAAATCCTTGATTGTATTCTTGCCAATGAAATTGTAGTTCTTTGTATATATCTTCCCTACAAACCCATTGACAATATCCAACGCACCTTTGTTAACATCAGCTATCTTTCTTGCTACTTTATCGAGCATCTTCTTATAGCTGTCACTTAATATTGTCTTGCTTAAAAGATAGCTTTCATATGCTTTGGTTGTCTTTTCAATCAAAACCTTATCTCCAACCTTTTTAGCATCTTCTTTATCTTTTATCAGTGCTTCTACTTCTGGTTCAATATCATCGATATATTTGTTCCAATCGGTAATACCAAGCCATGCCACTGCATAATACTTACCAATCTTCTTTTCTAACTCTTTTATCTGCTTATCAGTCCACTTGTGGGCTTTATCTGGCATTTATCATCACTCCTTAACAGGTTCTTTAGGTTCAGTTGGTTCAGTTGGTTCAATTGGTTCATCTGGTTCTTCTGGTGTAACAAATCTGTCCGACTCGTCTCTAGTCAGTGCATCTAAAATAGGTTCGATTTCATCATTTGACAAGAAAGGTAAATGAGTCAAGATTGTTTTGGTATCAAGATACTGTGCACACGATAGAACCATCTGAGTTTCTTCCTGCTGGTTAACAATTCTAGAACGTGTAAATTTAGGTGTATCTTCTACACTGATTAAATGCAGAAGCTGTTTAATGAATGTGCTTACACAATATTCAAACGAATCAGTTTTATTGTCTAGAGGTCCATATGAAGCCTTGATTGCAGTTGCAGTAACATTGGAAGAAATCTGCGACATATTCAATGCCATAAAATCATTATACAAATCATTCTCCAATCTATCCAAATATGCAACCCTTGACTGATAAGGCACCTCTGTTGTATGTGCTTCTGCCTGTTCATCATCATCAAAAGCATATGCCTTAACTGTTTTCATACGCTGTACAAACTGTGCCAAGTCTACATCGTCCATGCCACCTGCATTTTTGATTGTCCAATAAATCATGCTTGCATCGTCCAAATCATTAGCGAAACCAGAACGGATTAAATCGTATGCGTCTATTTCATCACGTCTGCCGTGTAGTTCGCTTAAATGTTTTGTATTGCCCCACAGAGGAACGACAGGGAAAGATGGATAATTCTCATAGTTATAAATAATATCGCCATCCACATCATGCAATACATCAATCTTATAAGTCCTCTTATCTGCAACAATACTCCATTCGCCTTTCTTCTGTTTGAAATCTGTATAGCCATCTAATTCAAATAAAGTGACTCTTAATGGCTTATTGTCTGCAACCTGCCAGAACCTAACACCTGCTTTCAATCCTCCATCTTCTTCGTCCCACAACGGTGCAAACTCCAATGCACTAAACACTTCTACATGGTCATAATTAAAGAAATTATAAGACACACCATGAACTAGTGCATTCATGCCAGATGATTGTAATTTAATGTCGAAATCATCTCCACCTAATTTTTCTTTGGTTGTTTCATCATTAAACACAACACCATTGCCTAATAAATACTGATTTTCCTGTGTTACAAATCGATTGAAATAATTTGATGCACACTTGTAATTTGCACTGTAATTGTCTACAACTGCTTTTCCTGTGACTGTGTACAATAGCTTTTTGTATTCTCTGATTGTAACATTGTCCTGTCTGTTGTAGGAATCAGCAATAACAGCCTCCTTATAGAAAGGGCTTGATTTATACTCTACGATAACGCCATTAATAAACTGTGTAATGTCCTTGAAACTTCTGTTTTCACCCAAAGCTAATAAATCCTGATACGTTTTCATATTGACCTCCTATTTCTTTTTCTTCATTATTCTTGCCAAGCATGAGCAAGAGTCTGGTGCATCATCATGTTCTGCATTTTCGGTGTAATCTTCTATCTGTCTGATATATTCTTCATCAGTTCCCTCAACAAATACAACCTCTTTCCATATCGCCTTAAGACATGTAGTTATCTTGATGTGCTTATTCATATCTTCATGATATGTGACAACTTTCATGCCATAGGTCTTTCTCATTGCCTTTGCAACTAGTCCTTTATCAGCATTCTTTTCGTTGTACAGTTTGCCTACCAATAAATAATCATACCATCTCTTAATATCACTATAACAATCTTCTACATGCTTTCGCCATATTTTTCCAAAAACATAATATTTTCCATCGTGCTTCTGCATGACTGTTAAAGCTGTATAATCTTCTCCATAAAAGGCACTGTCCACATGAGCCAATCCATTCATGACAGCTGATATGTCTGCTCTTTCTTTCTTAGGTTCAAATATTACATCACTATCTGCTCTATGCTTTAGTTCGTAGTTTGCACTAAATAGCGATAAATCCATATGGTCTTTCTTGTACTGTATTTCTTCTTCACTTAGTAGTCCTGTTGTATAACAATCATACTTCTTTGGTTTAGGCATCTTTGTAAAGGCATCGTCCTTATGCCAAGGTGTACCTGTATTGAAAATACGCCCTGTCTCAATCTTGATGTTCTGTAACTCGTCATAGATACGTTTGGTATGATCTCTTTCCTTTTTGGAATATCTATCAGAGATGTTAACTATATCATCTGTAAATATCCTGTCGTAATGCTTTCCTGTTATCGAGGTATTCATACCTTTTGCAGTCAATTGGCATGTACCTCGTGGTCCGTTAGCCAAATTGGTAGATAATTCATAGGCACTTTCTTTTGTAAGGTAGAAATCACAGCCGTACAGCATTCTAACAAGATAGATGGTAAATGGATTCTTTATCATCTTCTTTACCTGTTCAATGATTTCTTTAACATCATCATCGGTCTTACGCATGAACATGGTAGTGTCATTTGGATAAAGAATAATAATAAGCAAAAAGGCGATAGATACGCATGTAGTCTTATAAGAACCACGATGTGCCTGTAACGTATCATCACCTTTGCCATAAACCATTTGTTGAATCCATTTGTTATGAAGTTTCTTCTTTAGTTTTGTGAAACCTAATTGATGTGCAAGTGCAACAGGATTGTCACGCAACTGTTTTAAAATCTTCTTCTGAATGGCATTCATGATTATTCCTCTAGGAACTTAGTAAATTCTTCTTGTACTTCATCACTAATATTGACGTTTGTATTTTCTACCTTGTCAGTCTGTCCTAAGTACTGTTTGCCTAGCCAAATCAACATAGGAGTATTACCTCCCATTGCAACCTCAAACTGCTTACGTCTCAATGAAATTTTTCCTTTGCCAGAGAATCTTTTAAAGCATTCGGAAAAATCCATTTTATAGGTTCTTTTGCACCATTTGACTAGCGTTTTATCTGTTGTGTTAAAGAATGTACATATTTCACTCTGCGTACACATTAACCCACATAGGTTTTCAAAATCTTTTTTATCAAAATCCTTTTGCGGTCTGCCTGCTTTAGCCATTTTAAATCACCTTGCTTTTAGCAATGTACAGGAATGGAGTATCCATTACTGCAACAATCATTTCTATAATACTTGTACTTACAGCTATTGTAATAACAGTTTTTAAATCATAGATTCCACAAAAAGCCAATGCCATAAACCCAAAGTTTTCTAAACAGTTACATAGAATTGTTGACGTGTTATTTCTCAACC